TCATGACGGCTTCCCTCCCAGCGCTGCGCGGGCTGTTGCGCCACCATCGGCATCAAGAGACGCACGAAACTTATCGCCGTCTGACCCTATCTTCCGACAACCAGAAACCTGCTTGGCGTAGAACTCCAGCGCCTTTTCAGCCGCCGCGAGCTTGGCTTCGAGGGCTTTCCGCAGAGCTTCCTCTTTTACCCATCCAGCCCACTGGTCTTCGCCGCGCCTAGTAGCCTCGGCTACTTCCGTCTCCAACTCCTTAACCCGCGCATCCTTCGCCGCGTTGTCGGCTTTCAATCGCTTAACTTCCCGCAATGCACCGCGCAGGGCTATGTCCTGACGACGAATTGTTTCATCCCGTTCCGCCAATAGCTCCACAGCCTGCGAGCGGGTGACAAGTTCTTCAACGGAAGCGCCGTCTTCTATCGCCTGCTTTGCCTCGTGCTCTTTCAGCGTGAAATGGCCGTAGGACGGATATGTGCAGTTCCACGCCACCGTCTCCAACTCCCCGCACTTGCCGGTAGCATCCGGCGATACGGGAGCAACGGGGGTGGAGCGGGTGTTCCAGTCGCGGGAACCATAATGGTTCGGGCCGGTTGCCTGACAGGTTTTGCAGGAGTATCCGACGAATTTATCATCGCCACCAGATGAAAGGTCAGTGCCACCACAAAACGGGCACGGCTTCAGTTCACTCGCCATGACGGTCGCCTCCTGATGGGTGGCCAGACACGTCGATGGCGAATACCTCGACAGGATCAGGCCCAAAATGTGGATGGGTGATTGTCTTGCGAACGAAACCGAGCCATGGCAATTCGATGCGACGACTGGTATCGTCACTCTTCGGGTAGCCCTTGGTCAGTACAATGCTGTTGAAGCTACGGTGTCCGGTTGTCCTGTGGCCGATCACAAAGAGCCGCCGCGTCCAGTAAGCGTTCGCAAGCCGGTACTCTTCCGTCTTGGTGCCGTCGCGGATCGCGTCAAAGTATTCTGCTTTCAGAGATAGGTGGAGCTTGCTCATGATCCCGCCACCTCCTGAGAAGGTGCATATGGGAGATAATACCCAAACACCGATATGAACTTATCGGCCTCCTCAGTGAACCATTCCCAACGCTGATCTCCGCGAATAGTTCTCGCATGAGGATCACCTACAGCATGGTAGGCTATAGCCTTTGCAACGACTTCTCGGATTGGCCACTTGGCGCCATCCCCCTCGACCTTACCGGCGTCGGCATGGTACGGGGAGGATAGGGCGCGGACCTGATCTTGAAGCCATGACATGGTGTTACCAAGCGCGCACAAGTCTTTGTAAATGGCTGCCTTGCATTCGGCGTCTTCGATTGCATCAAGCTCGTCAGCCAAAAACGCGGACCCGGTCCACTCAAAACACTTATGCTGTGCGTCAACAAGCTCGCTGATGATTTCCTCCAACGCCAGCGCACGCGGGGATGGGGCCGGTTCGATTGCGGAGAGGATGCGTGACATGAAGTCCTGATACTGCCGCTTGCAGTCACCTGGAACAGACTTGTTGCTTTCTGTGGTGATGGAATGCAGCGGAGAAAGACGTTCCGTCGCTTCACGTGCTTTCGACCGATACCAAGACTGATCTGCCCCTGATGTTCCCGAAATATGGCATAGTTTCTCGAACATGACCTCATATCCAAAAGCCATCTGCTCGATCAGCTTGATGGTGTCGGCTTTCACACCCACCCCAGGTAGGTGAGGGAGGGCAAGATCAGCGCGGACGTACTCGACGTTATAGTCAAGGCTGGGTGTATCGAAGCTCACAACGCAGTTTGATCCCTCGGTCTTCTTCGCCGCATAAATGCGCTCTGGCATAGCCTTCACGGCTTCTTCCGGTACTGTGGTCATGGCTGGACCTCAAGCTTTTGAACAATGACTTCAAACTCTTGGCTCACACCATCATCGTTGCCCCATACGCCATCGATATACCCATGGATGATCACAGGGACGCGCATTGTTTCAGGGCATTCACCAAGGCGGGGGCGCTGTTTAAAATGCTTGGCGAGTTTCTTCCTGCCGTTTTTCACATCAAGAAGTGCAAAATCAGATGAGAGTTTCATGCTCGCGCACCTTCGCTAACAGGGCGACCGAATATGTCGCGCTTACGGGGAGGGAGTTGTTTTGTGAGGCGCTTCGGTTGCTTTTCAGCGGCAAGCTTTGAAGATGGACGCTTTGCGCCTTTGAACTTCGCTTCTCGGCGCTTCGCCTCTGCGATCAGGGCAACGTCCTGCTTTGTTTTAACCGCGTGGCATTTTTGATGCGCCAGCTTGAGATTGTCGTCGCTGTTATCGCCGGTCATCGCCAGCGGGTTAACATGCTCGATTTCCCAAGCGTCAAGGCTGGAATCGATTTTTCCAGAGCAGATATGGCAGATGCCCTTGTTCAAAGCGAAAAGCCGAGTGCGCTCTTTCGTGGAGAATGATTTACGCGACATTACCGCCCCCAATCCAGAGAGCCGTTGCGGTAGGAAATGCCACGCTCGACTGCGATGATTTCAGCGTTTTTGCGGATGAAGGCGCGTTCAATATCCTTGAAAGCTTTCTTCTGGCGCTTTGCCTTTTCCATTTGGAGGCGTAGCTCTTCTGCTTCCTTGCGAAGAGCTGGAAGCGGATCGATATAGCGTTCCCAGAGAGTGCGGAACTTGGATGCGATGAATTGAATAATCATGCTGCGTCCTCCAAGAAGGCGAGCGGGTCATAGCCGATGGCTTCGGAAAGCTTGGTCATCGCCAGTTCCATGTACGTGCAAAACTCGTCATGGTTCATGGCTTCAAAAGAAGTGCTGTCCGTTGCGATGTAGGATGATCCGTCGAGGTTGTAGCGAATTTCGACATACCCACAGGCCCGCTTGAGAGCGTCGTGAAGCTTCTCGGCGGTAGGCCATTTGCCGGTTGCCTTGACGACTTCGCTAAGCGCTTTCCAATAGGTGCGATGCTGCGGAAGTGACCGCTTTGTCAGCGATGCCAGGTTGAATTCAGTTCCAAGCGGTGCAGCCAGAAGCATTTCAGCATCGAAGCTGGAAACAGGCTGCAAACCACGTGGCGTCTTGCGAACGATGATTAGTGATTTTTCCTTCTTCGCCATCACCTGAACTCCGGCGAGAACGGGATCTCATCGTCTAGATCATTCGAGAAGTTCGCGGGCTGACCTGCATGTCGTGACTGTGCAGGCTCTGGCCGCTCGTCTCGCTTCGGAGCGTCAAAGTCGATGTGATCCACCCGAACGGTCAGATATGTCTTTCCGTCATGCTCGCGCGTGCTGAGCTCGCCAGAAGCCGAAACCTTGGCCCCCTTGCGCAGATATTGCTCAAGGCTCTCGCCGCGCTTGCCCCAGATCGAAGCGTCGAACCAGATCGTGCTTTTGTTCTGGCCGTATCCTTCATCGACGGCGACTGTGAAGCTGAGAACAGCATCTCCATTCTGCGTGCGGCGAAGAACAGCGTCCTTACCAATGCGGCCTGTGATGTTGATGATCTTCATGGTTAAGCCGCCTTCTGTTCTTCTGGGAGGGTGTTGCCGTAATCGGTGAGGGCCTGCTTCAAATTGGCTTGCCAGTCAGTTGGCAGCTTGCGGCGCAGTGCTTCGCATTCCGGATCGCGCCACCAACGGCCAAGATCGGCGCGGGTTTTGTTCTGGCGCATGTCCTTTTCGAGGGCTGAATAGGTTGCGCGTGCTTCATCGTTCTTCGGAGCGGGCTTAGTGGCGCTGGGTTGATCGTCTTGACGAAATTCGTGGCGGAGTTCGGCCACATACTTCTGATCATCCCAACGGCCAAGGAAGATGTTTGCCGCAACACCAAGATGCGAAGCTGCCTTAACAATGGCGTCTGTGAGGCTCTTTTTCGGAGCGTCTTCATCCGACATAAGACCCTTCTGCGTCTTCATTAGCGCCTTGGTCTGGCCGTATTCCTCATAGTAATTCGAGCGGTCGGTGTGCCAGAAACGAATGCGGCACCAATGCAATACTTCCTCGCCAAGAGGCGTGAAGTCTTCGGACAACACTTCCCAGCCGAAACCCTGACCGACAGGGCCGAACATTTCAGTCAAGCACTTGATGACGTATTGTGGGTTGGGAGATGTTCCCTTGTACGCTTTGCCGGTGATGGCTTTCGTGTACTTGGGATCGATATCCGCGTGGGCTTCCCACAGATCGAGATTGCTCATCACGTGCTCCTGATCATGAGAGAGTGAACGCCAATGGTCAGATGCGCGCCGGGGATTTCATTCCCTGCTTCAAGCGCTTTCTTGATGGCTTTCATGTCTGGTTTCTTTTCGAGGCGGCAAAAGCCCTGAGGAATGGCTTCGAGGTCCGTCACTTCTGCTTTGACGCGAGGATTAAGAACGCTGTAGGTCGCAAATGGCGTGACCAGCTTTTCAACGTCTGCCGCATTGAGAATGGCAAGGGAGAGAGCCTTGTAGCCGTCTGCCTGCTTCTCGAAACGCTTCTGGCGTTCGGCGGCATCGTCCTTCTCAGACTTGGCACCTTCCGCCAGAGCTTCGGCCTTGCGCATCCGGCGATGGACACGGCGCAGGAATTCAATCGCGCTCGTTTCTCCATCGATCATATCGACGCGCAGTTCCTCGTCGTCTGCCAGCTCTGGATTGTCAGAAACCAGTTCGGATATCTTGGCTTCGATGGAGGCGAGATCGGCTTTGAGATAACGATCGCTCATGACGAGCGCCTTTCCTGGCGGGCGATTTCAATGTTGCCCCAAGCTTTCGCTCGATATTCCCAGTAATAGTCCCACCATTTGCGGGCGAGAGCGGTGCACTTAGCTGCCTCATTCTCGATAGCTACGCGACGGCAATAGTTCGCTGTTCCACGGTGCTTCATGGCGGAGGATAGATATATTTCAGCGCGGGGTGTCATGCTGCTACCTCACGATATTCAATGGCCTCAAGCGGGCGGATTTCGTTGAAGATGATGCGAAGCTGGTCTCGGAGTTCTCGGGGAAGATCGCGCTTCAAAAGCTGTTCCAGCGCTTCCATCTTTTCATCGTTGGTGGTGTCGAGGCTGGTCGCGGTCTGGAACCACTTCACGCCTTGCATGGTGAGATGGTCACACATCGACTTCACTCCTTGCGATATCCGCCATTCTTTCGAGGTGGCAGAGCATGAGAAATGCTGCTGCAACACTGACAATGGCGACGGTGAAAAGGATTGCTATGAAGGTGTAGAGGGTCATTCTGCCGCCTCCAGATAGCCGCGGCGACCAGCTTCGAAAGCTAGAAGCTTTTCGCGATGCTCAATGAGCGCGAGGTGGCGGCACTGGTTATATGTCCAGTGCTTTACCTTCCCAGCCTCTGCCTGACGTTCTATGACGCGATCAAGGCGAGCCATGGCGCTCTCAAAGGTCCATTCCGGCATAATGCCAGCGAGAACCTCAAGGCTGATGCGGGTATGCGCGCCACGTTCAATCTTCTTGCATACTTCGCCAAAAGTGAGAGGCTTCTCTGCCTTTACGGTCAGGCCGATAAGCGTCTTTGCCACTTCGTTGTAGGTATTCTGGATTGAGGGATGCATTGGTGTCTCCCAACTCGTTTGTTGAGATCAGACTATGAGAAACTCATACTTATGTCAAACGGAAATATGGGAAAGTCATAATTATTTTTGACACCAGTCCGCGCCGTGGTAGAATCAGTTCGAAAGGACGAGCTTTTGCCGCTTTCCAATTCTTGCTGGATTTGCTTCATTTGGAGCGATCAATTGGCAGGGGGATTTTGTGGGGAATAAGCTTGTTCTGAAATTCGATGGCGGGAAAAGCGCCACCCATGTCATCGGTCTGGGGGAGTTAGGGCGTTCCCTTACCGGCATAGACAGGATCGCAACAGTCGGTCTGGTCCTGTTTGCAGAGAGAAGGATTCCGAAGAAGCGGGAAAAGTCTCTGGTGATGCTGGTGGCGGAAGAACCGAAAAAATCCTCGGTAGCTATTCCGCTAGATCTGCAAAGCGTTCCGTGGCTTTTGCCCTTGGTCAACGAATTCATTGCCGCAAATGGTGCTGAGCTTTTGAAACAGTTCATCAGTTGGGTTTTGCTCCATCTTGGCGGTAGAAAGAAAGAGGCAGATGTGCATTTCCAAGCGCTGATGGACCTGACCAAGACGCTGAACGCATCTCATGATGAGCGTGAAGCTCGTTGGCATGAAACGTTGCTGTCGATTGTCGATAGAATGGCACCATATGCGCGTGACGCCGTTGCCCCGGTAGGGCAGACCGCCAGAAGCCTATCTATTGGACCAACCGGCGGCGCGGCGGTAGCCGTGATTGACGAGCCGACCGCTGACGCCATACGTGCGAGAAAGGGGGATGAGGTGGAAGACCTTATTGAAATGACCGTGACGGTTGACGGTATCAGCCACCACAAGCAGCAAATTCAGGTGGAAAATCCAGAAGAACCCGGCAAGTTTATCAATGCGGATGTTCGCGATCCGGCTATGGATATTGCTCCGAATATCTATTCAGAGGCAGCGAACGTAAAAGGGCAACTTCTCGTCCAGGCCAAGAAAGTCCGCAGGGAAGGAAGGCTCCATCGCTTATACATCATGGATGCAAAGATGGTGTGATTCCACTCGGCGTTTATGACGAGAAAATCAGTCTTTTCGCTTTACAAAACAGCGAGTTAATTGAGTGAATCCACTTAAAGGAAATCAGCAATGAAAAACCCCGCCGAAGCGGGGTTTGCTTCCAACCAAAGCTAATGAATCAACCGCACGCTAACTTTTGCGGTGTGTGAACTGTCACTTTCCCATGAACCCCTTCGTTCTTGGATAAATGGATATCCACATTAAAGCCCAGTGCAATAAGGAAGCCTAGCAGGCGATCTAAGCTAAATCCGCTTAGACGTCCTCGTGTAATGTTAGATACCTTTGCTTGGTCGGTACCTAAAATTTCGGAAGCTTCCTTCTGAGTTAAACCACGTGATTCAATGAGTTTAGTAATCTCAGCAGCCACAGCTATTTTCAGTTCGTCTCTTTCGGTTAGCTGGATACCGAGATCGGCAAAGACATCCCCAGAACCCTTTACAATAGGGATATTCTTATCCATCCGTTCCGACATTCTTTTTCTCCGATGAGCCGACCCTTTGAAGCTGGAGGTAGTGCTCCTCTGCAGCCCTAAGGCGCTCTTTTATCAGGTTTAGTTCCTTCTTAGGTGTTGCTATCCCGCGTTTTGACTTCTTTTGAAAAGCGTGCAGGACGTAGACTGCATCCCCAAAACGAACGGTATAGACGGCCCTGAATGTACCGCCTTCTCCATTCGAGATGACCTCCAAAACGCTTGCCCCGCCAAATCCCACCAATGGAGTTACGTTAAGGGCCTTGTCGCCATTTTGAGCCATATGAAGTGAGAAACCCACTTCTTGGCGGACCTCCGGTGGAAAATCGCGTATATCCTTAAGCGTTGACCCGAGCCAATATATATCTTTCACAGCAAAATTTCTCCTGAACACTTAACAGTGTTTTCCCATGCATATTGCACCCTCCTTTAGTTGCGCTTGGTTTCAACATATGCCAAAACTGGCATATTGTCAATCTTGTCTAGCGTAAATTTCGCAAATTGGGGTTTGTGTCTGGCGCTCCACAACATCTAGCGGCGGCAAAATGCCGTTTACCTTTCGTCAAGAATGTTCTTGTTCTGTTCCGTTTTCTGAGTCATCCTGTCGCATATAACAAGCGTACAGGGAGTAAGAGTATGAGCATGCAAACGCAGTATGTGGTGCAGGCATATAGCAAGGCACCCAAGGGCAAAATCAATGCCGATGCGCCATTTCTGGCGAAAGATGTAAGCCATGCGCGCCGGGTCGCGGAAAAGCTGGCATCAATCAAACCCGCTGTCGTTGCCTTTGTGAGCAAGGGTGACGCCGAAACCGGCGATTATGAAGAACCGAAGCTCATCTTCGCACATGGTGACAGGTTGCCGCCAGAAGTGGCGGAAATGGAAAAGATATAGCTCTATCTCGGCGGGGTTTGAAATGATCACATACAAGCCGCGTGAACGGTCTCAAATGGAAGATACGCTAGCCCACTTGCGTGGGCTGGCGGACGGTATGTCGTACTTTGAAATGCGCCAGATCGTAGAGCGCGACGCTACTTTGAAGATGATTTTACTTTTGCCGGAGCCGGTGCTTGATCAGGCTCTTGCGGTTGGTAGGGCGCTGCAAGCTTGCGCAAAACATCGGCGTAGCTCTCCTGAAGATCTGGAGGCAAGCTATCGTAAGCCATGAGGATTTCGCGGTACTTTGAAGCCAAATCAACCATTGGCCCCGTGCCGCGCATCAACCATTCAAAGCGCACTTTGAACTTTTTTGCATAAATTTCGCCTTTATCTGCTCTGAAGCCCGAGCTTCCATTCTCATGTCCGGCATATGTAGGGTAGGCGATACCCAGGGCGTCCGCCGCTTCTCGTGCTGAAGCGTACCCCGCCTGCCGTCTTGCTTCTGCTAATCTCTCGTGAAGTTCCATATCTCTGAGTATGTCATAATTCCCTATGAGAAACTCATTGACAAATAACTATGAGTTTTCCATAGTTGGTCCATGGAACAGAAAATCGATGTCCGCACACTCCGCACTAATCTCAAGATGACCCAAGCACAGTTGGGTGCTGCGATTGGTGTTGACCAAAGCACGGTCTCTCTTTGGGAGGCTGGAATGCAGCCTCGCGGCCCGGCGCTGAAGCTCCTTTCGATGTTAGCGAACGGCGGCAAGGTTCCTTCTCCCAAGCGCTCCCGTTCTGTGAGGGCGTCGATATGAGCAATGCACGTATCAAATCCTTTTATCAGCGTTGGGAACGTCTCGAAGAGGCGAAGAAAGCCAATGCTGACGATCTGAAGGAGCTTTTCGCAGAGATGAAGGCCGAGGGCCACGACACTAAGGCGGCTCGCGCTGCTTTCCGTCGTGTTGCTCTGTTCGAAGTTGCTGAAAAGAAAGATGAAATTGAAGGTCACGAAGCCCTCGTTGAACAGTATTTCGATGCCCTTACGCGCGACACGCGCGAGGGAGGTGCGGAATGAACCCGGATCAAATCATCCCTGAAGACATTATGCGCGACGCAGCCAAGTGGACGGCGCAATACTATCAGCCGAAGACTGGCACTTGGTTCGATGTTCGGGATGTCATCGCTAACGCCATCATGTCCGAGCGCGAACGTTGCGCAAAGATTGCGCGCACACTCGGCGTGTATCCAGAACTGAACATCTTTGCTGGCGGACCTGAGTGGTATCGGCACGGTAAGGATATCTCCAAAGCCATTCTTAATTCGTCTACCGTTCCCCAAGCCCCCCTCTCGGTAGACGAAAAGAGCCGAGACGCTGCACTCCCTAGCGTCTCGGCTCCCTCCGCTGGACAGGAATAGCGGCGATGAGGAACGTCCTGTCCAATTCAAATTCAAATGCCCGTCGAGCGTTTATTGCGCGATCTACCAATCGTGGCCGGGTCTTCGACGGTGCTCGCGGATGCCCCCGGCTTCGGCGCAACAAGGCTGGTCATAGACTTAGCTGGAACCTGGAACATTCCGTTGCGTGTCTGTGCATCCGCGCCTTTTTCGTTTTGGGCTATCGCGGCCTTTCGTGCTTTGCCGAGCACTCTCCAAGCCGCGTGTCCGATGTGTTCCATGTCCGTCCTTCTGTTCGCTTTTTGACTGATCGTCTCCGTCGTCTGATCAGCAACTTAGCGAAGGGCTTTGTGCATGACGGACTCAAAAATTCAGTCAATCGAGCATCAATTAGTTTCGGAGCGCGTACCTATGAGTAGCTGCGAAATGGCCGGCGAATATGTTCGCGGCATGCTGAAGAAAGAAACTGAAGGGTGGGGCGATAACGCCAATGCCCTGAAACGTCTCAGCCGCCGTTACGGCCTGTCTTACTGGACAATGAACAATCTCCGCATTGGCCGCGCCAAGTCGGTTGATGCCACCATCTATCAACGCATCCGTTCGGCCTACCTCGACATTTGCGAAAGGCAGATCGCACGCCTGCAGCACGAACTTGAAATAGAAAAGGCGGGGAACGTCGATGTTGATATGGAAGATTTTGAACGCGAGGCTTCGCAGCTTCTGGCGAAGGTTCGTGAAGCGAAAAAAGCATCCAAGACAACAGCTGGAACGACGCGAGGAAGGTGAGAAATGATCGACCTTCGCCCGTACCTCATTGCTCTTATCTGTGCGCTCGTACCGCTAGTGGTCGCGTTCGCCTATGCAAAGTTGGTGGCGTGATGGCGAAGCTCACAAAAGTTCAAGCCAAGGCTCATCAGCAAGCATGTGATCTGCTCTCCAAGGAAGTTCTCACGTTGGATGACAAGATGTTCGTCTTGGATAACTGGCAGGAAAGTGCATCCCATGTGAACAGCTCAGCGGGAGCGTTCTTTACTCCATTCGATCTTGCAATGGATTTCGCAATTGAAACCTATCCGGGCCGCGTGATCGATCTATGTGCCGGTATTGGGATGCTCTCGTTTGCCGTGAAAATGCGTCATATCTACCAACCTGAAGGCCTTGACCTAACCTGCGTTGAGATCAACCCAGATTATGTAGCAGTGGGCAAGAAACTTCTGCCGGAAGCCAAATGGATCGAGGCAAGTGTTTTTGACATCCTTGATATGGACCTGGGACATTTCGATATCGCAATAAGCAATCCTCCTTTCGGAGCGGTTAAGCGTCCAGATGGTAAGCGGTCGCCGCGATACGTTGGATCGGACTTCGAGTTCCATGTCATCGACATAGCATCGCATCTTGCAAGCTATGGCGCGTTCATTGTCCCGCAGGCGAGTGCTGGGTTTAACTACAGTGGTAAGCCTGGATATGAGCGCCAGAAGGACGGCAAGGCCGTAAAATTTCAGGAACTGACGGGTCTTTATTTCGAAGCTGGGTGCGGTGTTGATACCTCCATTCACCAGAAGTCTTGGCGTGGTGTCTCGCCTATCTGTGAAATCGTTTGCATAGACTTTGAGGAAAAGCTCGTTGAGCATGTTCAGGCTGCAGTACCGGAACAATCTACTCCCTCTGAACCGCAACCAAATTCTTCTCAATTAGATTTGTTTGGGATGGCAGCATGATCAAGCTCGCGCTCCCATTCCCACCGTCTGTATGGGATATTTACGTCGGCTGGGGTAAGCAACGCCGCCTTTCGCCTGAATACGCGAAGTGGCGCAGCGATTGCGGCTATTTCCTCAATGGCAAAAACGAGTTCATCGAAGGCCCATTCAGCATCCAGGTTGCATTGAAACGTCCCCATAAGCGCATGGACCTCGACAACCGAATGAAAGCGCTTCTGGACGTTCTCCAGCATTACAAGGTCATCAAGAACGACAGCCTTTGCGAACGCCTCACAATGACGTGGGATGCCGGTTTGAAAGAGGAATGCGTCGTCATCTTGCAGCGCGCCGAGGAGGCGCAGGCAGCATGAGTTCGGCCCCTTGGTTCCGTCTTTATCACCGGATGATCGATGACGAGAAAATGCGGTTGCTCGCTTTCGAGGATCGCTGGCATTTCATCGCTATTCTCTGCCTTAAGGCTGATGGCCTTCTCGACGAGGAAGAAAGCACGCTCAAGCAGCGCAAGATTGCTGTGAAGCTCGGCGTGCAATTGCGTGAGTTGGATGAGATCAAACGCCGCCTTTCTGAGGTCGGGTTGGTCGATGACGACATGCAACCGATTGCATGGGATGACCTTCAGTACAAGAGCGATACAAGCACGGATCGCGTTCGGAAATATCGTGAGAAAACAAAGCCTAAGAAAAGTGAAACGGAATGTAACGTTTCACGAAACGTTTCTGTAACGGCCCAAGATACAGATACAGATACAGATATAACATCTTCGCTACGCTCAGATGTTTCGGTCAAACCCGATTTCGAAACTGAATTCGAGCAGCAGTTCTGGCCAGTCTTCCCGCGCCGTGCAGGAAAGGGCCAAGCCCTCAAAGCATTCAAGGCGGCTCGTAAGCGGGTTGATCTGGAGACAATTCTTGAAGGCGCCCGCCGTTACGCTGACGAGCGCCGCGGTGAAAATCCAGAATACACGAAACACCCCGCCACTTGGCTGAATGGCCAATGCTGGACTGATGAGCCGGTGCCAAAGTTCGCGCCTTCTCAGCAGACCACTGCCAAGCCGCAGAAGCAGACAGCAGCAACAATTTTCACAAATCGCGCCCGACAAATGGGGATTTTGAAAGATGAACCAGATAGCCCACAGACCGGATTACGACAAGAAGGCCACGGAAGCCGATATGGTGACGTCCTTGACCTTACTTGCGAGCCTTCCAGCGAGGGAAGCGGCCAACGCGGAAGCGGTCGAAGCAGCTTATTTCATCGCCCTTGATGGGGTTTCGCTCTTTGCTCTGGAGCGGGCCACGTTGGAAATATTGCGCGGTTCTCTCGATCATCCGTTCTTTCCGTCGCCTCCAGAGCTTCGCCGGGAATGCGAACGCGTGATGAAGCCAATCATCAATGCGGAACGCGCTCAGCGTGAACGCGAGAAGTTCATGGAAGAGCGCCGCAAGGATCGTGAGGCTAGCGAAGCCATTCAGAACGGATGGACGCCAGAAAGCCGCGCCCGTGCAACCGAAAAATGGCAGTCGGTCAAGGCCGCAATGCAGGACAAGAAGGACGAAGAAAATTCCTACGACGCTGCAATGGCTCGCCTACAGGCGGCAGCAGAAGCCAACGGCCATGAATTCAACATCGACAATCTAACTTCCGCTCCTAGCGGATCATTCAAACAAGTAGGGAGGGCCGCGTGATGGCCGAGACAAAGTTTACGCCGGGGCCGTGGAGCTGGTTTGGAAACACTCAGACCAATCATATCTATCTCGCTACGAGGCATAGCGGACGCCGTTATGTGATGGACTTTACCCGTTGGGGTATGCGCGGCGCACAGCCACGGTTTCATCCACCGAAACAAGGCATGGTTGACGCTAAAGATCTCGTCACATTCGAGGTAGGTGACAATTCGGTGGTTGGTATTCAAAAGGCCAAACAAAACACGAGCGTCTACCGTTATGACATTAGCGGCATCGACAACGCTGACGCGCGACTGATCGCAACCTCACCCGAACTTTACGAAGCTTTGGCGGAACAAGTTGCAGCGTGTTTTGATCCCGGATGCGAAATGTGCCGTCGCCATGAGCGCCTGCTCGCCAAAGCTCGCGGGGAGGCAGTCTAATGGACAACGTTAATCGCGGCCATGAGTATGAGCATCCCCTAGGCGCATACAGAGGATATAATCCGGCATTCGTGAAGAAGGTGAAAGAGAAGCGCCGCATCGAGGCCGCAAAAGCCATGCAGTTGCGCCTAGAGCAGCAGAAGCTCGAAGAAGAGCGCGCCCGTCAACGGGCATTGCGGAAGATAGAGACGGACCGGGTTGAACAGCTCGCCAGATTGGAAGCCTTTCTCGGTTCCGGGGAGACGCCGACCGTGCGCCAAATTATCCGGTATGTCGCACTCAAGCACAATCTCCCGGAGGGAGTGATCACAGGGCCATGCCGGAATGCTGACGTTAATGTGGTGAGACAGAAGGCAATCTGCGAAGCACACCTTCGCCGCCCAGATATTTCCCTCCCCAAACTTGCCCGAGAATTCAAGCGGGATCACACGACCATTCATCACACATTGGTTAAGCACGGCGTTTACCAGGGCCGTCCCAAACAAGCGGCATAGGAGAGGGCGATGAAGACACTCACACCAGTCGCATGGATGATTACCGGCTTCTTGTTCGCCTTGGCGCTCGATAGGCCAGCAGAGGTTACGGGACTTGCCCTTCTGAGCCTGCTAGCAGCGGCAACAGTCACGGCGGCTTCAGAATACATCTAACCCAAGTCAGCGAGGAACGGACATGGCGGCACATGGCAGACTTCAACGCAGACAGTCACCCGTAATGGAAAGCGGGAAGCTGGCTGACATGGTGATGGATCTGGAGTGGTATGCGATCAGAACGCCGCCACAGAAGGAATTCGTTGCTCAGGAAATTCTCACGCAACGCGGGATTGTCACGTTCTGTCCAGCGGACAAGCGTTGGCGCCGACAGAACCGCTACACCAAGGAAAAGCAGCTCATCTCGTATCCGATGGTTGTCCGGTACGTCTTTGCCGGTTTCATCCCCGGTGTCCCGGCTTGGTTCAATCTATTCCAGCTTCCATGCATCCAAGGCTGCGTAGGCATCAATGGCAAGCCGATGAAGCTCGATCATGCTGCCATGAAAGGACTGCTACGCCGCTATCCAAACGGCATCCAGCGCCCGAAGGAAGAGAAGTACATGCGCACCCATGCCGAATATAAGGCTGGCGATCTGGTACGCATCTGCGATGGCCCGTTCGATGGCATGATTGTTCCGGTTCATGAACTGAAGGGCAGGGATGCATTCGTCTTCATGGACCTGTTCGGTGCGCAGCATAAGATCAAGATTGATGCGGGATTGCTCGAAGCGGCTTGACAGGTAACTGCAAAGCAGTTAAAAATTCTACACAGGACGACCAAGGACCCCTGCGCTATAGGCGTATACCTTGACCCAGAGAGGCCAAAAGGCTTCTTGCGCATGGTGGCTTATGTCTGGATTTCAGCGGCTTTCGGGCCGTTTTTTGATTCAAGGATCGGGGATAACCAATAAGCTGATAGGCCATCAGCACCCCGAACAGGCAGGCCCGGTGGCGGGTAGAGATGGCAGAAGGTGTTGTCGACCGTAAGGACGATTGCATAGGCTTCATGCGCTCCGGGTGTGGAAAGACCCCGCCTACAGTTTCGAGGTAACGCCTCAACGGAATGCGAGAGGGAGACACTCATTCCCGCCCTGTCTACGGATAGGCTCGCACAGAATGCGAGGCGGTGAAAGCCGTGAAGGTTGCGGTTCGTTCGTGGCCGTTCCTCGCACATATCCGCCCTCATGCAGTACCGCCCCACTTATCCGGGTAGCGCGAGACATGAGGGATTGAGACAGCGGAGAGCCATGAAGGGACCGCGAGAGTTAAAGCGCTATGTCGCCAAGAACCGTAAATTGCTGAAAAGCAGATGCTGGGATGATCTCGTCATCTTCAAGCTGGAACGGTGCAAGAAATGGCGGAAAGCGCATCGCAGGCATAGAGATGGTTATCTCGCAAACTAATCAGAACGGCGGCGCTGAGAGCAGAAGCGCGGATTATGGATAGGCGGCAAAAGCTTAAGCTACCGAGGCCATATATCGTCAACCGAGAGAAAATCGCGGCAAAGCGAGAAGTACCCGAAGCGGGAAGTAGCGCCCCGCCCGTTTTGATCTAAGTGAGCCGGTATTCGTCACTGATACAAACGATGCCGGACAGTAAGGACCTACAGATAGGCAAATGCTCCTCTGTAGTGTCCGTTCTGGCCTTACCATCCATGGTACCATCCATGGTCCAGCCGTCGCCTTCGGGTGGCGGCTTTTTCATTGGAGAGAGCAGATGACAGCAGAAGAACGTGGCATGGCTCTTACGGATGACATCGTCCGCTTTGCAAATGAATGCGGCAAAGACCACGCAATCGATATGCTCGTTGGATTGCTGCTTGCTTTCACAGATGGCGAAGAACTGGACGAGGACGGCGAGCGCATGATCGAGGTGCATCTCCAGTGACCGCCAAGCCCGTCTGGTTAGATGACCCTCTGCGGCGTCTTAGTGGACATCAGGTTTCTACATGGCGGCGGCTCAAACTTGCTGCATCTTTTACAGCTGACGACGCACAGTCCGCAATAGCCATTGAAAGTGCAGTCCATAAAGCACTATGGGGCGTTCATGTAAGCGGTGAATGGTTCCGTGTCGAAGCAGATAAGGCGATAACCGAGATAAACGCCGTTGCGGAATGCTGCGGTCTTAAGGTTATCCCTTTTGAGCCAAAACACTTGAAAACAATCAAGCTTAATCAAGATGACGACGAGTAAACACGGCGGCAAAAGAAGCGGCGCTGGCAGAAAGCCGGGGGCGGCTACAAGGCGCACAAGAGAGATTGCCGATAAAGCAGCTTCATCCGGTCTTACACCGCTCGACTACATGCTGAACATTCTTCGCGATGAGAGCATGGACACGGAAAGCCGGTTCGAAGCTGCAAAGGCAGCGGCGCCATATGTCCATCCGAAGCTTGCGAGCGTCGAGCACAAGGGCGATGCAGACAACCCGCTGCAAACGATCAGCCGCATTGAGATTGTCCCGCTGACAGGCAATGACGACAGCGAGGATTGAACTGCCTCCCAAGCTGATCCCGGTCTTTTCGGGTGATGCTGACGTAAGAGCCGCATGGGGCGGTCGAGGATCAGGCAAGACACGATCATTCGCCAAGATGGCCGCTGTGAAGGGCTATCAATACGGCAAGCAGGGCATATCAGGAATTATCCTGTGCGCCCGCCAGTTCATGAACTCGCTGGCTGACAGTTCGCTGGAGGAAATCAAGCGGGCGATTGAGGATGAGCCGTTCCTTCTCGATTATTACGAGATTGGCGAAAAGTACATCAAGTCCAAAGATGGACGCATTTCATTCGCGTTCGCTGGCCTTGATCGGAATATTGCAAGCATCAAGTCGAAAGGCCGTCTGCTTCTTTGCTGGGTTGATGAGGCCGAGCCTGTCACAGACGAGGCATGGCGCACGCTCATTCCAACGCTTCGTGAAGAGGGCGACGACTGGAACGCAGAGCTTTGGGTGACATGGAACCCATTGCGCAAGGATGCGCCGGTTGAAAAGCGCTTTCGCAAGACTGAAAGCAAGCGGGTCAAGGGGACGGAAATTAACTGGCGGGACAACCCGAAGTTCCCGGCCAAGCTGGAGCGTGACAGGCTATCTGATTTGGCAGAGCGACCAGATCAATATCCGCATGTCTGGGAAGGCGCATATGCAACCGTGATCGACGGCGCATATTTCGCCAAGCATCTGACGGACGCGAAGAATGAAGGCCGCATAAGCAAGGTCGCCAAAGACCCGCTTATGACGATCAGGGCTTATTGGGATATCGGCGGCACTGGCGCCAAGGCGGATAATACCGCGATCTGGATAGCACAGTTCATCGGGCGAGAAATCCGCGTTCTCGATCATTACGAGGCTCAGGGCCAGCCGCTAGCGGTTCATGTGCAATGGTTGCGTGATAACGGATATGGCAACGCTCTATGCGTGCTGCCTCATGACGGCGACACGAAAGACAAGGTTCACGATGTAAGCTTCCGCTCTGCGCTGGAAGATGCTGGGTTTGACGTGGAAGTCATCCCGAACCAAGGCGCAGGCGCCGCAAAGATGCGTATCGAAGCGGTTCGCAGGCTGTTTCCTTCAATCTGGTTCAATGAAGCCACAACAGAAGGCGGTCGCGATGCGCTTGGCTGGTATCACGAAAAGAAAGACGAACAGCGCGGCATTGGTCTGGGGCCAGATCATGACTGGTCATCGCATAGCGCAGACGCATTCGGCCTGATGGCCGTTCATTACGAACAGCCCACGATAAAGGGCAGGCAGAGCCGCTACGGCGGACGTTCATCATCTTCCACATCGTGGATGGCAGGATAATCAATGGCAGCAGATGAAGACTATAAGCCTTCGGTCGATGAGACTGAGGGCCGCGATACATCGCGCCTTGATAAGGACGCGCTCAGCCAGAAGCTGAAGAACTGGTACAAGCAGGATATTCAGCACGTTCTGGAATGGCGCAAGGAAGCCCGCGAGGATTTCGACTTCTATTCTGGCAATCAATGGTCAGAGGAAGACACGAACGCGCTTCGCCAGCAGAACAGACCGGCGATGACGTTCAATCGCGTTGCGCCACTGGTCAATGCTGTCGTTGGCTCGGAGATCAATAATCGCCGGGAAGTGCGCTATATCCCACGTGAAATGGGCGATGCTGAGGCTAACGAGCTTCTTACCAGTGCGGCAGAATGGTTTCGCGATCAGGCTGGCGCCGAGGATGAGGACAGCGACGCATTCGAGGACAGCGTCATCTGCGGCATGGGCTGGACCGACACGCGCCTTGATTTCGAGCTTGATCCAGATGGTGCGCCTGTCGTCAAGCGCATGGACCCGCTCAAGATGGCGTGGGACTGCAATGCGGTTAAGACCAATCTCGAAGATGCATGCCGTCTGTGGTTCATTGATGAGAAGCCATATTCCGAGGTGAGAGAGATGTTCCCGGACGTGGAGCCGGAACTGCTTCATGCTGGATGGGCAAAGACGCTCGCCATGGACCCAGCAGGGCCACACGATCAGACGCAGGCTGATTTCTACACGGGCGACCAGAACGAATTCGCAGAGCAGTATAACAACAAGCTTTGCACCCTTGTTGAATGCCGCTGGCTGGAACGTGAGACGTATTATCGTGGCCCTGATCTTTCTTCTGGTCAGATACGCGAATACACCAAGGAGCAGGTCAAGCTGCTGGAGCGCAATGTTCCCGGCTTCCGTTCGGTCAAGCAGACACGCAAAGTTGTGAAGCGCGCCTTCATTGGTCGTGATCTGCTTGCAGAGCCTGACCAGCCCGCAGTTCCGCCCGGTATGTTTGGATGGGAATGTGTTACCGGCTACCGCGACAAGTTGAAAAAGCAGTTCTACGGCGTCGTTCGCCCGACCAAAGACCCGCAGCGTTGGGCCAATAAGTTCTTCTCGCAGGTGATGTATCTGCTCAATAGCCAGTCAAAAGGCGGCATTATCGCAGAGCGCGGCGCATTCGAGGATGATCGGCAGGCAGAGGAAAGCTGGGCTAAGGCTGATAGCATCACATGGGCCAAGAATGGCGGTACGACGCGCATTCAGCCTAAGCCGGTTGCACAGTTTCCGACTGGCTTCTTTGCCCTCTTCAATGAAAGCAAGGAGGCAATCAGCCAGGTAACGGGCCTGTCACCTGAATTTATCGGTACGCGTGAGGTTGATCAGGCTGGCGTACTTGAAGCACAGCGCCGCCAGTCATCGCTTAACCTGCTTGCTTCACTGTTCAACAGCCTTCGCCGCTATCGCAAGCGTCAGGGCAAGGTGATGCTCTATCTGATCCAGAACTATCTGTCAGATGGCCGTCTGATCCGCATTGTTGGCGAAGACAAGCAGGAATACGTGCCGCTCACTCGCGATGCCATTGCCAGCTCCGAATACGACATCATTGTTGATGATGCTCCTACAAGCCCGAATGAGAAGGAACGTACGTTCGGCGTGCTGCAGCAGATGCTGCCACTCCTCAAGGACTTCATGACGCCAGAGATTGGCCTGCAAATCCTGAAATATTCGCCACTCCCGGCCACACTCGTTGACCAGTGGATGAAGAAATACCAGCAGGCACAGGAAGAAGCCGCTAAGAACCCGCCGCCGCCAAGCCCGGAAGAGTTGAAGGCGCAGGCAGAGGTGCAGAAGCATGAAATGAACATGCAGAGCAAGGCGGTTGATATCCAGACGAAACAGCAATCGGCCCAGATCAAGGAACGTTCCGACGCAATTGATCTGATGGTTCAGCAACGCAAGGCAGAACTCGACCTCGCTGTTGCATCACAGAAAGCCGAGATCGAGATGCAGAAGGCAGCAGTTAACGCTGTCTCCAACTCTATCCGCCAGCAGAATGCCAATACCGCAAGGGGTAAGGCTGGCAACTAATTCCATCCGTTCGGGATGGCTTCGCTCCGCATGAGCGCATCATGCTTCGTATGCCCACGTGACGGGCGATCAGGTGAAACATGGCAGAAGAAAACAACAGCGGTCTTACAGCCTCTGAACAGGCTTACTTTGAAAGCGGCGGTGAGACGGAAGTCGTTGAAACCGCAGCGCCAGCACCGACAACCGAGGCTCCCGCACAGGAAGTCGAGCAGGCGGTAACTGAGCAGCCTGCACCATCGCAGGAGCGCGATGAGAAGGGCCGCTTTGTTCCCCATCAGGCACTCCATGCCGAACGTGAGGAACACAAAAAGACTAAGGCCGAGCTTGAACAGATCAAGCAGCAGCAGGCCATACTGAATGACCGCTGGAATACGCTTCTGGCAGCACGACAGCAACCAGAGCAGCAGACGGAAGAAACTCCGCCCGATCCTGAAACCGATATTATCGGCTACATGAAATGGCAGGCTCAGCAAAACCAGAAGCTGCAAGAGAAAATCACCAACTCGGAGAAGCAGCGCGAACAGCAGCAGCAGGCCGAACAGCAAGAGCGCGTCATTTGGGACACATGGTCCAATTCTGTCGCTCAAGCCAAGACCAGTAAGCCTGATTTCGACAAGGCGACGGAGTATCTGTCATCCTTGCGAGACAAGCAGTTGTCGGCCTTCGCGGCGGCTAATCCAGCATTTGCCAACCCTCAGATGCGTGTCCAGCAGATCAACGCTGAACTGCGCGGAATTATCATTGAAGCCAAGCAGCAGGGCCGTGATCCGGCTGAAGTGGTTTATGAAATCGCTCAGGGCTTTGGATATGCGCCAGCATCGGCGCCAGACCCGCAACAGGAAACCATCGATCGGATTGCCAGGATTGACGAGGCGCAACGCGCTTCCAAGACCTTGAACCAGTCGAACGGCACCAATTCGGGCGACCCGCTTTCGGCAGAAGCCATTGCGAGCATGCCGCCCCGTGAATTCGAGGCTTGGATCAAAGACCCAGCCAACGAAAAGCGTTTCAACGCCCTTATGGGTGGTTGATGCGAGAATGAAGCCTCTGGCACGGCTTTAAGTGCCCTTCGCTTGCTGAAGCGTAACACCAGCACTGCGACGGCAGTCATCCGTCTTCGCCTTGCTCACGGCGTGATGTGCAGCACCAAACCCGCAACAAATCCCAGGAAAAATTTGACATGGCTACTACGACCTATGGCGTCAACGACGCCCTAGCTGTCAAGCTGTGGTCGAAGAAGCTCGCGGTCGAGGTGTCCAAGGCAACTGCCATTGCACCACTGATCGGTACTTCCTCGAACAGCATTGTTCAGCTGAAAGACGAAACCCAAAAGGGTGCAGGCGATAAGGTGACTTTCGGCCTTCGCCGCCAGCTCATCGGCGACGGTGTGTCTGAAAGCTCCGTGCTTGAAGGCAATGAAGAAGCGCTTTCGACCTATTCGGACGCGATCTTCATCAATGAACTGGCCCACGCCGTCCGCGTGAAGAATGAAGGCACCATCGACGCACAGCGCGTACCGTTCAGCCTCCGTCAGGAAGCTCTGGACGGTCTGACCGACTGGTACGCCGACCGCCTTTCCTTGATGGCCTTCATTCATTGGGGCGGCTTCACGGCTCCCACGATGGATTTTGAAGGACGTTCGGTAAACCTGAAGCCGGTTCATTACGGTTTCAATGCGCCAATCGCTCCATCGGCCAATCGTATCGTTCGTGCGGCTGGGGCTGCAAACGACGAGAGCCTGACCGCTGATGACACCTTCGATCTTACCCTGATCGATAAGGCTGTTGAAAAGGCCAAGCTCGCCAACCCGAAAATCCGTCCGGTTCGCGTCGATGGCGACACTGTGTATGTGATGTATCTGCATCCGACGCAGGTCACGTCTCTGCGCACCAACACTTCGACGGGCCAGTGGCTGGATATTCAGAAGGCCGCTTACATGGGAAGCCGTGGCAAGAACCCGATCTTTGACGGCTCTCTCGGCATGTACAACAACGTTGTTCTCCGTGAGGCAGAGCATGTTGTGCAGGGCGTGAACTCCAGCAATGGCGCACAGGTGACGAATGTTCGTCGTGCAGTTCTGCTCGGCGCACAGTCTGCTGTCACCGCCTTTGGCATGAAGTCCACGCCGAACAAGTACAAGCAGGTCGAAGAACTCTTCGACTATCAGCGCGAACTTGGCGTGTCGGCCCAGACGGTTCTCGGCTTCAAGAAGACGGTTTTCGACGGCTCCGACTTCGGGACCATTGTCGTCTCCAGCTATGCAGCACCGGCATAAGGAGGTCTGAAACATGGCTACTAATGACGCAAATCAGCCGAAACAGGGCCGTCAGCTGGCGCTGCAGGTTACGCATGTTTTGCGTAAGACTGTACGCTTCGATGACAGCAATCTTTCTGGCGAAGTGGGCATTCTCCCCGATGGCGCGATTATCCTTCGCGGGAATGTCTATGTCACTACCGCCTATAATACCGGCACGTTGAATGTCGGTGTGAAGGGCGGAGATGCCGATGAGTTTGGCTCAGCGCTCGCACTGAACGCCCCGGCCATTGTGGCTTTCGATGATCTTGCCATTGCTAACGCATATCGTGCGCAGGAGACGGTTGTCACCTTCGCCCGCAGTGCAGCGGCTACGGCAGGCGAGGCCACCATCGTCATCGAATACGCGGTCAACAACTGATCGGAGGGCTTCGGCCCTCCTTTCTGATTGGAAAGGAACAGACAATGGCTGTTACTGGTACAAATACCGCGAACAAGAATATGCGCATGGAGGTGAAGGAACTGCTGGTGAATGGGGAACCTGTTGGTACTGTTCCAACGGCAACGACTTCAACAGCTGGTGTTGTCAAGCAGGCGGCAACGCAGGCCAATAGTGCGGCATCTGATGTTGCAGGCCTCGTTACTGACTTCAATGCCCTATTGGCCAAACTCAAGGCCGCAGGCATCATGGCTTAACAAGGCGCCCTCCGGGGCGCTTTTTTCTTTTCAGGTGAAGCATGGACGAAACTGACTGGTCGCTGATCTCTTTCGACAAGCCAAAGAAACCAGAAGCACCATTAAAGGGCGTTTGCCAGAAATGCGGCAAGCATATCGGCAAGGGTCTGTTTCGACACATGAAGAAGTGTGAGGGCTGATATGCCAATTATCGTTCAGACAAGCGGCCCGAATAACACAATACCTGCGCTACTCGATGCGCAGGATCGGACTTTTTACGACATGATGACTGTAATCGCTGATGAAGTGGACGACACCACCGGCGAATATACGGCACAGATACAGAACTGCATTTTATCGGCTATCCGCTTCTGCGAGCGCGACGTTTATTACTTTAATGAAACCCGAGACGTGACTTTCCCAACTGTATCGGGAAGGGAATGGTACGACGCGAACGACAATCCGAATATCCCCACGCTCGTGCGCATTGTTGCCGCCTATAGTGAGGACAGCACAGGCCAGCGCAGTATAATCAAGCGCGCTATGCCGGAAGAGATCGAGATCGTGTCTGACAACGCAGCATCTCGTGGCGAACCTTATTGTTACACCTATTTCGGTCAGCGTCTGCGGCTCTATCCCGTTCCCGGTGATGAGGTATATACGATCCGGCTGCAACTTGGTCCGTATCGGCTCGCTGACATTCTCACATCAACGGACAGCAATGCTTGGTTCACCGAAGCTTTCGACATGGTGAAGGCGCGGGCGAAATATCAGCTTTACAAGGATTTTCTGAAAGATGCCGATCTCGCAGCAGCAGCGTTGAACGATTACAACGAGGAAAACGCTGCGCTATCAGCTGAAACATCACGCCGGAACGGGAGGGGTCGCATTATTGCGACCTGTTTCTAATGACGGTCGTACCTGCTGCTGAATACCGGCCAGATATTGCTGATATCAACGTGACATTCACGGACCAGCTTTTAAATGTGCTGCCATCGGCTAATGGCTACATTCCAATGAAGAATTGGGCGCCATTAACGGCAGATTTCCCGGAGAACCCGCTAGGTGCATTTGCAGTGCGTGCGCTTGACCAGTCGGTTCACGTTTTCGGCGGTACAACGACAGGCTTATATCTGCTCAACAACACTGACCTGACATGGCAGGAGGTGAGCAAGTCAGCCGGAGCATACCATGCTTCCCATGATGCTCCATGGTCATTCGCGCTGTTCGGGAACTATGTCATTGCTGTAAATCAGAATGACAGCCCCCAAGTCTATCAAATCGGCGTAGATAGTGCTTTTCGCGATCTTGGCGGGTCGCCACCGCGAGCCGGTCTGGTCAAAGTCTGGGGCGATTTTGTTTGCCTCATGATGCTGCCCGATAACCCCAATAGGGTGCACTGGTCAGGCTTGAATGATGCAGAATTCTGGACCCCAGGCACCAATAATTGCGATTATCAGGATTTCCCGGATGGGGGCCGCGTCCAAGGTTCGACGGAAGCAACCAACCCCCTGATCTTCATGCAATCTGCCATCTATGCAGGTACCTTTGTCCCCGGATCAGATATCATCTTCACCTTCCACAAGGTGCAGGACAAGCGGGGGGCAAAATCGCCATGGGGTATTGCATGTCGTGGCTCTTATGCTTTTTTCGCTGACGAAGGCGGGTTCTTCCAGATCAGTTCAGACGGATCGCAGGTTCTGCCTATCGGTTATGAGAAAGTTGACCGAACGGTATTCACGCGAATGGCGGCTTCGAACCTTTCGGAAATGTCAGCAGCCATAGACCCATTCTATACCCGCGTGTATTGGGCAATGGATTACAACGGCACCGGAATTTACAATGAAATGCTGGTGTATGACTGGGGCGTGCAGCAATGGTCCATCGTTCAGATTTCAGCGACGGATATCGTTTCCTTCTACACAGCCGGATATACCCTTGAGGGTCTGGATGAGGTATCCACAAACCTAGACACGCTGCCATTTTCACTCGACAGCAAGGCTTGGCAGGGGGGCGCGCCCATCCTTGGGGCCTTCCGCAACAATAGGTTGGGTTCGTTTACTGCTGAGAATATGGAGGCTTCCGTCGCATCGCCTGAGTTGGCTGCAACGGACGGCAGTATTCAGCGGACGCGGCGGGTCTATCCTATTGTCGATACAGATCAACTTTTTGTCTCAGTTGGGGTCAGGTTTCGCCGCAATCAGTACGAGCCTGTCAAATGGCTACCTGAAACAAGCCCATCCTATAACACAGGCATTGCTCATAAGCGTTCCAGAGCGCGGTTTCATCGTTTCTTGGTGAGAATACCGGCAGGTGAAGAATGGCAGCATATAAACGGATTTGACGTAGCTTTCGAGGCCGCAGGATGGCGCTAAGTATTCATAATACACAGGACTGGCCCATAGAGCGCATTGAACCCTACGGCGCTGAACTGACCGCAGCCATGAAAAAGCTCTGCGAGAAATACCCAGATGATATCAGCGTCAAGGGCATGATGGAAGAAATCACATCAGGGAAGAACCAGCTCTGGCTGATCCTTGATGAACATGACAAATTCAGGGCGTTTGTCACGTCAGAAATAACCACAAGCGACATTACCGGAAAGAAGCGCGTAACGCTCTGCGATCTTGGTGGCGAGGGTGGCGTTGATCTCGCTGACCTAATTGGACCTATCGAGGATTGGGCGCGCTCTATTGGTGCAGCGGAGCTTGACCCCGTTGGACGTATCGGCTGGCGTAAGAGCCTCGCGAAACATGGCTATCAGCCCATCATATCGAGATACAGAAAGGTACTGAGCCAATGAGCATGGGCGGTTCCAAGAGCAAGCAATCATCGACCCAGACGAGCGAGCCGCCGAAATGGGCCAAGCCACTTTTCACACAGTCGGCGGCTGATGCGCTCAATCTGTATAATTCGGGTCAAGGCGGGAACGTTTATCAGGGGCAGCGTGTAGCCGACCTGAGTGGAACAACGACTGGAGCAATCAACCGCCTTACAGGCGCGGCTGATCTTTATAATTCGGATGCCGTAAACAAATTGGCGACGGGGGACACATCGAGCGCTACCAATCTCGCAGGAATGGCCAGTGGCGCGATGATCGGGAATAATTCTGCCTTCAACGAAGCTCTCCAGAATACGCTCAACAACACAGCGACCACCATCAATTCAAATTTATCTGGAGCAGGCCGGTATGGCTCTGGCGCTCATACCGGAATCATGTCGAACAAGCTTGGACAGATCGCAACGCAAGCGACGGCAGATCAGTACAACCGCGATGTGCAGAACATGCTCACCGCAAACAACCAGATCGACAGCGCTAATCAGAACCAGCTCGCAGGCCTCAATAGCCTCTATCAGGGTTATTCCGGCGCCTTGGGTAATGCACTCGCAGGCGGTCAGATACTCGACCAGAATGCACAGAACAAGCTCAACGCAGACTTTGACAAGTGGACGGAGACCGACAATCGCGGATGGACACGTCTTGGACTTCTCCAGAGCGCGGCGGCGGGCGCTGCTGGCAACTATGGCACACAGACCGGCAGTCAGAAGAGTTCAGGTTTCAGCCTTGGCACCAAGTCAGACGTTCGAGCAAAGGAAAACATCGTTCCTATCGGCGTTCGCAATGGCCACACGGTCTATGAGTGGAACTACAAAGGTTCTTCGGCTCGCTATCGCGGTGTGATGGCTCAGGATGTTCTGGAAAAAGACCCGCTTGCCGTAATGATCGATGATGACGGCCTGTTCATGGTCGATTATGGCCGCGTGGGCTTTGAGATGGAGGCTGCATAATGGCCGGTTTCGACCTTCGCTATCTTGGCATTCCGGGCATCCAGAACATGCTGACGGCTCAGCCCAATCTGGTGCCAGACAATATGCTGACCAGCATTCCCGCACAGTCACCCGGAATTGACCCGACTGCCACAGCAGCAATTCCGCAGCCGCAAGCGCCAATTCAGGTCCCGCAGGGCGATTTGAATTATTTCCCGCCGATGCCGGACGAAAATCGCGCCCCGGTCACAAGCAGGCCGTTTGAGATGCCAAGCCAGTCAGCCGGTGTAGACCCGACAGCAACAGGATCAAATTCACGCCAGCAAGGGCCGTCGGGCTTCGATAAATTTCTTGGCTTTCTTCAAGGCCTTGGTACAGGTGATAACGCCATCGCGGGCATCGCCAATGCCTTCACAGGAGCGAAGTACGGCACTCCACAGAACCAGACCGTCAACTATCTGATGAAGAACGGCTTTGACGAGGAAAGCGCACGCGGGATAGTGGCGAACCCTGTCGCACTCCAGCAAACGTTGATGACATTGCGGAAAACGGCAGAACCTACACGAGGAGTTGTCGTTGGAAAGCGGTTGGTCAATCCGGTTACAGGTCAGTTGATTGCTGATTATTCGGATGGCGCTAGCGATACGGAATACGGTCTTAACCCACAGTATGGCGTCGATGAAAACAACAATCCTGTGCTGATCCAGATTGGCAAAGACGGCAAAGCAATCCAGACCGCGTTGCCAGCAGGTGTTTCCCTCTCCAAAGAGCCGATCAAGCTTGATGCTGGAACGAACTTTGTTCTGCTCGATCCAATTACCCGTCAGCAAATCGGCGTTGTACCGAAAGACGTTGCGGGAGAAGCGGCGGCGAACAAGGCGGGCGCTATTCGGGGCGAACAGTTGGCGACCCAACCACAAGCGCAGTCTGCCCTCAACACTACTGTCAGCAGCCTTGATAGACTGGAAGCGGCTGCTTCTGAAATCGAGAATGATCCAGCGCTTGGGCGCATTACAGGATGGATGGGTGTCCTGCCCAATGCGCCGGGGGGATCGGCAGCGAGCGCTCAGGCCCGCTTGAATACTCTCAAGTCGCAGATCGGCTTCACCGTGCTTCAGGCAATGCGCGAAGCCTCGAAAACTGGTGGCGCTCTTGGGGCAATTTCTGACAAGGAAAACGAACTCCTGCAGAATAATCTTGCCTCACTGGATCAGGCCCAGAATGAAGAAGACCTTCGCAGGGAACTCGGGAAAATCCGTGAATATGTTCGTGGAGCGCGTCAGCGTTTGCGTGATGCATATTCTCAGACGTATGGCGGTGAAGCAGGCACGGTTCAACCGACTGCGCCAAGCGGTGCTGTCGATTACACCGACTATTTCAAGAACTGAGGCCGAGACATGCCGATAGTGAAGATGCCAGATGGAACTCAGGTCCGTTTTCCTGATGATATGCCACGTGAGCAGATCAGGGATATGATTGCGTCCAAATTTCCGGACGCTGTGCCGCAAGCGCAAACGGCTCCTGAACAGCGTTCCCCAGAATACGATGCTGCGCTTTCCGAACTATCGGCCCTCTCTGGTGATAAAGGATTTGAGAATGTCCGCGTTGGTAACGAGGCAGATCGCATCGAAGCTGCTCGCAATCCCAGTGCGCTGTCAGATGCATCGGATAGTATTGTGCGGTCCGGCTTGCCTTTCGGTGATGAAATTGCTGGCGCTCTTGGCGCCATCCCTCGCGCTATCAGTGATATGGCTGGCGGCGAAGGCTTTGATCTGGGCCGGTCATATGATCGCTCTGTCGCTCTCGAACGTGAGTTGCAGCGTCGCGCAGAAGAGCGTTCGCCCATTGCATCAGGCGTTGGCACCGCCGCAGGCGGCGTGATGCTCGCCAATGCGTTAGCCCCCATTTCTGCTACGGAGAAGCTCGCGAAGGGTGCAGGGATTGGAAAGACAGCCCTTACTTCTGCGGTGGATAGCGGCATTTTAGGCACCGTGTATGGCGCTGGGGAGGGGGAGAATATGGGGGAACGCGCCCAGAATGCCCTCAGTAGCGGCACGGCAGGCGCCGCAGTAGGTTTTGCTACGCCTCTAGTTGTCTCTGGCCTTTCCAAAGTTGCCTCAAAAGTTGTTTCCCCCTTCGCGTCGTCGCCAGAGCGTCAGGCTATGGCTGACGTATTGAAGCGTGAAGGCGTGGAACTTACAGCAGGCCAGCGCACTGGCAGCAATGCACTGCGCTACGCTGAAAGCGAAATAGGCGGCAAGGCGGCGGCTGATATTGCTGAGAGGCAGGCGGAACAGTTTACCTCAGCCGCGCTTAAACGAGCCGGTATCGACGCCAAGCGCGGCACCCCAGAGGTTATTGACAACGCCTTTAGCCGTATTGGCAAGCAGTTCGATGATCTGGCTGCGAATAATAAGCTTGTGCCAGATAGGCAGATGGCCGCTGACTTGCAGTCTTCGGTGAAGGGCTACTTTCAGAATGTGCCGGAAGCTGCCCGCGTCCCGATGGTCGAGAATGTTACCCGCGATATAGTCACCGCTGCAAGAAATGGGCCTATCACCGGGGAAGCATACCAATCTCTCCGCTCTCGGCTTGATAAAGCGGCGCGCAGTGCGGCGCGTGATCCACAGCTATCAGAGGCGTATCGCGGCATTCGTGACACGCTTGACGACGCGATGCAGCGCAGTATTGCAAAGGCAAACCCTAACGATTTAGGAAAATGGCAAACGGCGCGCCGACATTACCGAAACATGCTTACTCTGGAGAAAGCTCTGACCGGCGCCGGGGAAAACGCCGCGCTCGGTCTGATATCCCCGTCACAGCTGCGCAATGCGACGGTGCAGCAGGGCCGCAGGGCCTATGCACGTGGCAGGGGTGACTTTGCCGAACTTGCACGGGCAGGCGAAGCTTTGATGAAGGTTATGCCGCAGTCAGGAACGGCGCCACGAAACGCGGCCCGCGCAATGGGTACGAGCATCCCGGCTGTACTCGGCGCGCTGGCGGGCAATACTGCCGCGCCGGGTATCGGTACGGTTGCGGGTATGGCCGCAGGTGCAGCGGCACCATACGCGGCGGGCAGAGTAATGATGACTGGCCCGATGCAGCGCTATTTGTCAAACCAATTGCTGTCTAGCGGGATGGCGCCAGCAACGGCGGGGACGGTAAATCGCTTGCTGACTGGCTCAACGTTGCCAGCGGTGGCCGAACATTCGCAGGATTATCTGAAAATCTTGCGGGACAATTTTCACTGATCGCGGGAATATTCTACGAGGACTAGAGTAAGAATACCGGCAGTTGCGGCGCCAAGCATAATCTCTGACCATATAAATGGCCCACCTACGTACAAACGTAAAAGCCAGAACACCGCCACAAGTATCAGCGCGCGCCGATATAGCCAGCCGTAGTTCTGGCGATCTATCTTCGGTTCGTCGGGGTCGTGTTCGATCTGGTTCATTTAGCGGCCAGTACGTAAAGAACTGCGCGACCGAAAAGCCAAATAATAAAGGCTAAAGCGAGGAAGAAAAATACTGTTCCGCCGCCATCAGTTGGCAGCGTTATGTAGGAGAAAATGTGAAATCCAGCGATGAGAGCCGCTACCGCACAACATGTCCAGTAGATTACATTTGCTAACCTGACTACCATCCAAACCCCATATCTATCGCCACTAACAATATAGGTCTGATTGCAGCCTCACCGCAAGCCAACCGAAATGAAAATCAGGAAAAGCCATGGCTCTTGAACAGCTTGCCCAGAAGGGCGGGTCGCAGAACCCTATTGCCGGAATACAAAACGGTTCGGTCAATGCGCTGACGAATACCGATCTGATGGGGATGCTTCAGAAAAACCCACGTCTTCTTATGGGGCTGGCGGGGCAGGCAGGATTTTCCCCGCAGATGCAAATGCCGGACCTACGCGGGTCAAACGGTGGCGGAAGCCTGAACTCGAAGTAAAAGCCAGAAAATTCAGCATAGGCCCTGCGTTTGCGGGGCCTTTTTCTATGGAGAAACGAATGGCAACCAATAAGCAGGCTTTCATTAATTCGATTTTGCCTGCCGCTATTCAGTACGGGCAGAAGATCGGTGTGGACCCGCGCATTATCGTCGCGCAGGCCGCACATGAAAGTGCGTGGGGCAAATCCGCGCCGGGTAATAACTATTTCGGTATTAAAAGCCACGGTCAGGGGGGGGGCCAGAACCTTACCACGCACGAGGTTATTAACGGGCAACGTGTGAAGGTGAATGACAACTTCCGCACCTTCAATAGCCCATCAGATAGCGTGGCGGGATATGCGGATTTTCTAACGTCCAACAAGAGATACAAGCCCATGCTCGCTGCGCAAGGGCTTGACGCTCAAATCGATGCCTTGGGGAGGTCCGGATACGCAACTGATCCAAACTATGCGGATCGCATTCGATCTATCGCCAAAAGTATCCCCATTGGTTCACAGGTTGCATCACAAGAGGCCGCGCCACCGCAGGCGAGCGGAACGCCTGCACCCGCAATGGGTGAACCGATCTCAATCGGAGCTTCACCAGTGGCTCAGCCATCCGGCGGAATAATGGGTGCGTTTTCACCTAGTTCCGTATCTCCCCAACAACCTGACCCTTCTATTGGACAAGCAGTATCAGCTTTTGGTTCAGGTGATATCGCGGGCGGACTTGGAAATGTCTTCGGCGCCATGTCTGCACCGCGCCAATCAAGCCAGCCAACTCAGATACAACCGATGCAAATGGCGCCGATCCAAGGCCCCACGCCGCAGCAAGCGGCGGCGCTTTCTAATTTTCTCACAAGCTTAACCCGCCGTAGGACGGTCTGACATGTCTTCAATCTATGACTGGAGCCTGCTTGCTGCGAGCAACGCCAACTCCGACGACAATATCAATTGGGCAGAAGGTCAACCACCTTCCAGCGTGAATAACTCATCACGCTCCATGATGCAGCGCATCCGCGAACTACTTTCTGATCTGGGCGCGGTTAGCCAGACGACAGGGACAACCAATACGATAGCTTTTTCGTCAAAAAGCCCATTCAGCGCCTATGTTGACGGCATCCGGTTAACGTTTCGTGCGAGCAATACCAACACGGGTGCCGCCACTCTCAACGTGAATTCGATTGGTTCAAAGCCATTATTCATGATCGGAACTACAGGTGTGTCGGCGCTGTCGGCAGGGAATATCACGGCAAACGGCATCTACGAAGTGATCTATTCAACTGCGTTGGACACTGGTTCTGGTGGCTGGATACTGCTTAATCCAACGGTTCAATACGAACCTGTTGGCGCCCTCAAGATAATGGCCGCGCCTATCGCTCCACAAGGATTTCTCTACTGCAATGGAGCGGCTGTATCGCGTACCACGTATGCTGCGCTGTTCAATTACATAGGGACAAGGTTCGGCGCCGGAGACAACAGCACTACATTTAATCTCCCAGACTTCAGAGGCGATTTTATTAGAGGTTGGGATGACGGGCGGGGAGTCGATCCAGGCCGCGTTTTCGGTGCACGACAGCTATCCCAAAACCTCGCCCACACCCATACCGTTAGCGGGTCTACGTCAGTGGACGGCTTGCATGTGCACACCTTCCCCAATCTGCGCGTCGGCAATCCGGGAGCCGGGTACGATTTTGTTAATTCGTCGGGCAGTCTGAATGCTATCCCGATGAACATATCCGTTAACGCAGCCGGTGCACACAGCCACACCTTTTCAGGTTCTTCATCGTCAAGCGGGGGCGCGGAAGCGCGCCCAGTCAACAACACTGGCTATATCTGCATCAAATATTGAGGGTAGTACCATGGCAGATAGCGTTCTCCCGGCTGCGATAGGCAGCATCAAAGACACTTCAAAAATCAGAGTTGTCATCTACGCAAACGGCAAACTTGTGCATGTATCTCTTGCCGAGTTGCTGGCCGCTGCATCTAGTTAAGAGGCCTTAGCAAATGGCTGTACCTTATCACACACATACATTCGAAATACCCACCGCCTCAAAAGCAGATGTGGAGGCTGGCACCCGCGATGACGTGGCAGCAACACCAGCCGCTTTAGGCTCAGCGGCCACCAAGGATGTGTCTTACTTCGCCACCGCAAGCCAAGGTGGAAATGCGGACACTGCTGTCCAGTCGGTTAACGGTAAAACTGGAACAGCTATAACGTTGGACAAGTCGGATATCGGCTTGGGCAGTGTTGATAATACCTCCGATATCAATAAACCTGTCAGCACAGCAATGCAGGCTGCGCTTGATGCGAAGGCCGATACGACGAGTCTTGGAACGGCGGCTTATTCAAATACGGACGCTTTTGCTACCGCTACGCAGGGTGTGAAGGCCGATAGTGCAGTGCAGCCTGCAAGATTGATTTCGACGGGTACGGGTCTAACGGGCGGCGGTAACCTTTCGGCGGATCGTACACTTGCGCTTAATCCTGCTTCAATTGCATCGCTCGCGAAGGCGGATAGTGCCGTCCAACCGTCCCGTGCAGTCAATGCGGGGGCAGGCCTTTCAGGTGGCGGCGATCTTTCGACGGATCGGACACTTGCGCTTAATTCGGCCTCTCTTTCATCGCTCGCTAAGGCAGATACAGCACTACAGGCCCCCGGTGGCTCCACTGGTCAGGTGTTAACGAAAAACAGTGAAACGGATAATGATGTTTCTTGGCAGACCGTCGCAGCCGCGACTGCTGTATCATATGCCCCGCAATCGCTTAATAGCGCCCAGCAAGCGCAAGCAAGAGCAAACATCAAAGCACCTACCGGCGACATTCGCAATGTGTTGATTAACCCTCTTTTCTCAATCAACCAGAGAAGCGTATCAGGTACGGTGACTTTGACGGCTGGGAACTACGGCCATGACCGGATGAAAGCAGGTGCTTCCGGTTGTACCTATACATTTTCGACAAATAACGGTGTGACGACGATTAACATCACATCAGGATCGCTTCAGCAAATTGTAGAGGCATCCTGTTTCGCTGGCCGTGCCGGCACTTACGTACTGTCATGGTCGGGGACTGCCCAAGGAAGAATAGGGGCGGGATCATACGGCTCTAGCGGTAATGTTTCGGCAACTTGCGATGGTTCGGCAAACGTAACTGTCGAGTTCAGCACGGGTACACTGTCTCTCCCACAACTGGAGCGAGGCTATGTGACTGATTTTTCCACGCGCCATATTCAACAGGATCAGGCGATCTGTTTGCGGTACTTTCAGCGGATTTCATCAATCGAAATGCAGGCGCAACCCGTGTCCGGTAACGCTATAAGGTGCGTTACTCTTTTGCCAGTCAGATTGAGGGCGTCGCCTACCATCACTTATCTAAACTCCATCGGAACGGGCGTGGCTGTTACTTCTTCATCCATTTTTGACCGTCTTTACCTCGCGGCCTTTCCGGATGTGTCAGGAGTAGTATCGGTTACAGGTGTAAATATGGACTCGGAGCTTTGATATGATTGAAGAGGCAAGATTCACCGCTTACGGCTCCATTGAAGCGATAATCGACGGCATGGAAATGACCGTCCCGGACGACATGGGGAACCGTCACCGCGTCATGCTGGCGGAATGGGAGGCAGAGGGTAACGTAATCAACCCATACACCGAGCCAACGCTCACGCCCGAAGAAAGGCGCGAACGTATGCCGAACCTGACAGCGCGCCAAATCAGGCTGGGACTGCTCCAGCTGGGAAAACTGGCTGGAGTTCAGGCCGCAATCAACGCTTTGCCCGAGCCAGCAAAATCAGAAGCGATAATCGAATGGGATTTCGCGAGCGAGTTTCGGCGGCTTCATCCCCTTATCGTGCAGCTTATCCCGTTACTGGGCCTGACTGATGAACAGGTTGATATCGTTTGGGAGCAATTCTCGACCGTCTAACCAACCAGACAATCTGACGACAACCGCCGCCCATTGAGGCGGTTTTTTATTGAGGCAACCATGAATATGATCCTTGGCGATACCCGCCTCTTGATTGAGGTGGGCCGAAAGCATGGACTATTGCGAAATCAACTGGCTTACCTGCTAGCGACTGCGTTTCATGAAACGGCGCATACGATGCGTCCGGTGCGCGAGTATGGCAGCGAGAACTATCTCCGAGCCAAGCCTTATTATCCTTATGTAGGGATGGGCTACGTCCAGCTCACATGGAAAGCGAATTACCAGAAGGCCAGCGAGAAACTTGGCGTCGATTTTGTCAGCAATCCAAAAAAGCTTCTGGAGCCTGCATATTCCGCCGAAATCATCGCGCTTGGGATGAAAGAAGGCTGGTTCACCGGCAAGAAGCTATCTGACTACATCACGCTTCAGAAGTCTGATTTCGTCGGCGCCCGGCGCATTGTGAACGGCACTGATAAGGCAAGCCTCATTGCCAGTTATGCCAAGGAATACGACGAGCAATTGAAGTCTGAGGGATATGGTGAGAACGCGCCAACCGTTCCGCAATATCCTGCGCCTGCTGCTTCCTACAGCTTCATCGGCAAAATCATCGCCGCGATCCTCTCCGTTTTCAAAGGAAAGCCAGCATGACCAGATTTAACAAGTTCTGGGCCGCTGCCGTCATGGCTGTGGTTGCTTTCATCCGCTCTTACTTCGGCATCGATCTGGGCGTAGATGACGCGACGGCAAACGCCATAGTCGCGGCCATTACCGCTCTGCTGGTCTGGCTGATCCCAAACCGGGAAGCAAAGCCGAAAGGCGAAGAATGATGCAAACGCTTCTCTCCATTATCCCGAACCTGACGAATATTCTTTATGCCATCGGAGCAGCCCTGATTTTGGCCGGGGCGGCATGGCTTAAGGGGCGATCCTCCGGGGCGTCAGCAGAAAGGAACAGGCAACGCGCACAGGAGGCTGACGCCTATGAAAAGCACCTCAAGGAAATCTCTGACGCTGCTGACGCTCGCAATCGGGTGCAGCCTTCTGACAGCGTGCAAGACGACAAGTATCTCCGGGATTGACAAATCTGTGTGCTCGATCTTTCCACCGATCACATATTCCCGCACCGATACGCCTGAAACTCGCCTGAATATCAGGAAGCACAACGCGGCCTTTGACAGCTATTGCCGGGGTAAATCATGACCACACCGGTGCAAGACACGCGCGACCGCGTTATCCGCCTTGAGGAACGCCTGAAAGCGTTCGAAGAAAAGTTCGATGAGCAGTCGAACAAGATCGATGAGATGTATGAACTGCTCACGAAGGCAAAGGGTGCCAAGCTCGCCCTTATCATGATCGCCGCACTGGCAGGCGCAATCACAACAAAAGTTATCCCCTTCATAAGCCAGTTCTGGCCGAAATAATCCTCCCCACTCCCACATAGGAGGGCCGCACATGCGGTTCTGCAAAATCGTGGTGGCCATTACGGTCGCCGCTCTGCTGGCGCTCATGGCGAGGGTGTAAATGGCACTCTCACCTGAAGCACTTCAAGAAGCCGTCGATCTTGTACGAGAACACGGCACGATTATCGCAGCTTCCCGCGCATCGGGAATAAAGCGCTCCACTCTTCAGGATCGGGTATTCAAGGCAAAGGCAGCGGGGCTTGTATCCCCGGTCCAGCCGATCCCCGGTTTTGATATCTCCCGCTATTCCTCAACTGTTCGCAACGGGCAGGTGGTCAGTGAAAGCATCCAGCAAAAGCCAGCAGAGGCTATGGGCCGCTTTAATGTGCCTGACGGACATTACGTTAAAGGTGTGTCTGCTCTTGTGGATGCTGAGGGGAACGTCAAGCAGCAATGGCTCAAAACGGGGGTGGACCCGAATGCGCTCGATATTGTCGAGGCTGTTCGGGATGTGATTTCCGACTATGCCGGGGCGTCCCATCTCATTCCAGAGCCTGACGTTTCGCACGATAACACGTTCACCGTGATACCGCTCCCAGACTGGCATATCGGGCTTATGGCATGGGCTAGGGAGACGGGCGAAAACTACGATCTGAAGATTGCCCGTGAGACGATCATGCAAGCCATGGTCAGCGTCATCAACCAGTCGCCGCCTTCTTCACACGGCATAATTCTTGGCCTTGGCGATATGCTGCATTTCGACGGCTACGAGCCGGTGACAAGCCGATCCGGTAACTTCCTCGACGCTGACGGTCGATATCCAAAGGTATTGCGAACGGCGCTCGACATGGTGCGTTCAACCGTCGATTTGGCCTTGCAGAAGTTCCGAACGGTCGAAGTCCGCATTCTCCCCGGAAACCACGATGATCAATCAGCCGTGGCCCTCTCGCTGGCATTCAGCCTTTTCTATGAGAATAACGAGCGCGTCACCTTCGATGACAGCCCGTCGCGGTTCTGGTGGAAGTGGATAGGCAAGGTATTCCTCGGCGCCACCCACGGCGATAAGACCAAGATGCGCGATCTGCCCTTGGTCATGGCCGCAGATAATCCGCAGGATTGGGCGGATAGCACGTACCGCCGTATCTACACAGGGCATATCCATCACGAGAGTGCTGTGGAAGAGGGCGGCGTTCTCGTTACATCCCTGCGCTCTCCTGTCGCCAAGGACGCGTATCACTCCTTCAGCAAGTACAGAGCTGGACGTAGCGTATACTCGGACACCTATGACGTGTCCGGGCGCATGGCATCATCTGTTAAAGTGAACCTATAGAGATGACACCCAATGAGTTCGCAGAATACCTTCTTTCCAAAAACAACGGGGACGCGCTTCAGGCGCTCCACGAAGCCTGCGAAAACATCGCTTGGCTCAACCGATACTGTGTCTCATCAGGATATATCCGCCGCAATCCGCGACCTCCAGCCGATCAGGCGAGGGGGTGAGATATTCATCACGCTCAACGGCGAGGAAGTGAAGCTCTCACCGATGCAGGCGCAGCTTATGATGCGGGCGTGGGTGGAAGTGGTTGGCGGTGCCTATGTTGCTATTGACACAAAATCTAGAGATTGA